CATCGCCCATAGAACCAGACCAGTCAAGGATAAACACCAGACCGTGATTCTTACCATCAGCAAGAGTGGTGACTTTCTTGAAGAGGTCCTCATTGTATTTGTAGGTATGAAGTTTGGTGCAGTCAAGCACTCCAGTGCGGGCAGTAGTAGCACGGGCGTAGGAGTCTGCTGCCTTGCGGCACTCAAACTCTTTGACCAAATAATTTACTTCTTTCTGTGCGGAACGCTTGAACTCTACAAACTTACGATCAATTTCGCCAAAGATTTCTTCGGTGGTATATTCATGTTCTTCCATCCAAGAACCCCAATATTCCTTACACTTGTCGTGAATTTCAGCATTAGGAACAATAATTTTATTCAGATCAAGTTTGGGAAGTTCCAGGTAGACATTCTCCTGTCCATTATGATCAACCAAATTCTTTAGTGCTTCCTCAAGTGACTCCATAGTTTTGACTTCAGGTTCCTCATTAGTTTCACCACCAGAAGAAGTAGGTTGCTGCTTCTGCTCAGCAGTTCCACCATAGGATTCAGTTTCACTAGGTTGGTCCTGATCATTATCATTGTCACCCTCAGGTTGATCAGAGAAATCAGAGGCAGGTTGATTTGAACCAGAAGTCTGAGACTCCAAATCATCCATCGGAGTCTTGGTTTCTTCTTGCTGCTTTGCTTTACAGAACTTGTAGAGTTGCTCTGCAGCAATCAAAACATCAGCAAAGGTTTCGGACTCAGCAATCAGATTGATAATTTCCGTTTCTTCACCAGGTTCAATAGGAATATCTACAAAATTACCAATCTTGAACCACAAGTTAGCACGGTCAGCAAGATTGAAGGTATCAATATCTTCATTTTCAAGTTGAAAGAAGTCTTCCTCAGACAACTCCTTGTAACCGCTATAGAACGTCTTAGCAAGTCCAGCATAACGACGCTTCATCAGTTTCTCAATACGAGCATCCTCAACCACATTCACAAACTGAGGTGGAATCTTATGAGTCTCCAACCAATCCTCATCTGGAGTGTAGAGAGCATGTCCCACTTCATGCCCAACCAGAAGATCATACATGGTGTTACTTGCCTTCTCCCACATAGGAAGAGTCAGCACACGAGTGTGGACATTGAAACAAGCAGTTTCCACTTTCTTGTGCTCAACCACCAGGTCCTCAGTAGCAAGGAGTTTGGCAAGTTGGGACTTGATTTCGTGGCGAACGGTCATTGCTCTGTTGCGTATGGACCTATTATACAAAAAAAGGAGGTCCGAAGACCTCCCAGTGTGCCAGTTTGAAAAGTGGTTTACTTCTCCCCTTCTCTCTTACCGAAGGTCTTATGCACCATCGTATCTAACTTTGAATGAAACTCCGTCTCCTTCTCTTTACTTGCTCCTTCCTCTTCTTCTTCGCTTTCCTTTTCTAATTCATCAGGAGCATACTTTACTGTCTTACCATCTTCACGCTTGACAGTATAATACTTCCCTTTTCCTTCTGGATCAACCTTTACAACTTCACCTTCCATTCCACTTTCTTTGCAGGTGACTTCATCACCAACCTTAAAGTGGGATTCGCTGATTGGTGCATAGATTGAAGCATATGCCTCAACAAATCCTCTAAATTGCTTTAAATCCATTTTCTTGACTTTTTAGGTATTTATAAAAAAAGAAGCGTCTCGTTGATTGAGACGCTTCTTGAGTGCTTGGCGACGTGCCTTTGCTTGTCGGAGTGCTTGCGGTTTCAGTTTCCGCTTCTGCTCCTTCTTGGAATGGTGTTGCCAGTTTGGAGTGTTCATTGCTCTGGTTTTTTCTTCTCACCCATTTTACCACGAAGGTACTTCTTTTTGAACTCTTCCCAACCTTCAGGGGGAGCAGATGGTTTTGGTTGTGGTTTTCCTTTGTACTCTTGATACGGAGAACCATTCTCTTCAACAAAAGTCCCTTCCTTTTTCGCTTTATCCCGAAGTGCTTGAATTAACTTACTATCTCCAGTTTCACCTGGTTTCTTTTTCAAATTCTCTCTTCTTTTCTTTTCAAACTCGTATCTTTTTGCAGCAGACATTTTCTTTTTTGGAATTGGTTGCCCAGTGATTCCAATTTCTGTTTCGTCTTTTGCTTCAGAAATAAATTCTCTAAAAGTCTTCATTGAACTTTTTACTTTTATTTATTTCAGGAAACCTTTTTACTGAAACCTTTGACCTTATCAAATCTAACGATGTTATCAAACTTGTCCATAAGATCATCAGTCTTATGTGAAATCACAAAAACGTTTGCGTCAGTTACAACATACTTAATGATCTTTGTAAAATAATCTGTTCCGAATCCATCAAGTGAACTATCAAAGATCTCATCAAGAATTAAGAGATTAGTACTTGCAGAGTTTTTCATCTTTGCAATCTCCCTCCAGGTGAAGAGGAGAGAAAGGTCAATCCTCATCTTCTCCCCTTCGCTGAATGACTCATAACTAAAATCTTCATGAATTGGGGACTTCACCGTCTCTTTGAATTCTTCATCCAGAGAGAAGTTAATATAGAAGTCCATCAATTGAAGATATTTGTTGATCTGCTGATTCATAAGAGGCAGATATCTCTTAATGATTTTGGATTTTACTCCACCATCCTTCATTAAAGAATGTGCAAAATCGTGGTAGACGTTCTTTTCTTTTTGTTTGGATTGTGTCTTTTGAAGATCCTCCAGTTCTTCAATTAACTTTTCTAATGCATGGCGTTCAGAATTTCGGTTTTCAAGTTGTTCGGTAATAGTTTGAATTTCCTGCTCCAGATCTCTTGTTCTGGTGTGCAGTCCTGAAATCCGAGTATTTGCTTTAGAAATCTCATGCGTTAAGTTAGTTGCCTCCCTAGAAAGTACCTTGAATTGGTTTTCATTTTCCTCTTCAAGTCTGATGGCCTCCTCTAACTCTTCAAAACCCTGTTGGAGTTCCTTTGCTTTAGTTTCGGCATCATTAATTCTATTTAAGCGAAATGATTCCTCAATACTTTGAGTACAGGTAGGGCATACCGTATTTTCACTAAAAAACTTATGTTCTTTGGTAATGGTTGCAACTTTTTGTTGTAGTTTGCCACGGAGAGTCCCAAGTTTCTTAAGTTTAGTATCAGATCCAGAAAAGTCCTGCATCTTCTCTTCAACTGCCTTCAGTTCACCATTGTATCCATCTACTTCTTTAAGGTGAGAATCAATATCTGTACCAATCTGCTTAATCTTATCTCTCTTATCTTGAATATTTTTCTTTCCAGTCTCCTCTAAGTCAGAAATAAAGTTCTTCTGCATATCAATTTTTTCTTCCACCAAGTCTCTACGAATGGTGAGTTCACGAACAGTTTCATTCGTGCTACGAATTCTCTCACGAAGAATGTTACTCATGAAAGAAAAAATTCTAATATCCAAGAGATCCTCAATAATCTCACGGCGACTGGCGGCAGGCAGTTGCATGAATGGAACAAAGGATGCACTGCCAAGAATGACGATCTGAGTGAAAGACTTATAGTTCAGTTTAAGAACGTTCTCTTCCAACCACTTCTGTTGATCGGTTGCTGCTGCTTCACGATCAAGAAGTGATCCGTTCTTATAAATCTCAAACACATTCGGTTTGATCCCACGAATGATTTTCCAATCAATTGCACCAGTGGAAAACTCAATCTCCACCAGACAATCCTTTTCATTCACACTGTTGACCAGTTGAGGTTTATTGATCTTACGAAATGGTTTGTTAAACAGAACAAAAGTAAGAGCATCCAGAATCGTGCTCTTTCCTGCTCCGTTAGTACCAACAATTAAATTTGTTTGTGCTTCAGTAAAATCAATCTCAGTAAAGTGATTCCCAGTGGAAAGGAAATTACGCCATCTTATCTGTTTGAATAAAATCATTATCTCTTGGTGGGATCACTAGGTCGTCAGATGTGATAATCACATATCGGTAATTATACACGTTACAGGTGTTTATTGCAACCTCATCATCAACTTCTATAACGGACATTTCTGGGTAGTCTTCTGCCTCTAAGAGACCAACATAACGAATTGCATCGTCTTCTTCCTCAAAGAGGTACAGTGCCTTTTCTCCGTCCTCATCATGAACTGCATAGGCACCCTCATCTTCTTGCCCAGCAACTGTAAGTATGAACATTACTCCAACTCGCAAGCCTCTTGATAAACTTCTTTCATCAATTGTTTGACAATATCTTTGTCTAGGTCAAAATCTGAATCGTCAATGTATTTATTCAGAATGGTCAAAGTGTCCTCGCACTCATCTTGAGACAAATTAACTTCATCATCATTGATTGCAAAGTTTTCAACAATCTTGATATCAACGCATCCAGTTTTGATAATCTTATCAATGAACTTTTCAAATTGGAGTTGATCTGATTTTTTACGGACAACAACCTTAACGATCTTATCTTTCAGAAAAGAGGAGTTGAATGTTTTGTAATTAGAATCCTCATAGTAGATTCTTTCAAACATTGTATATGGATTCTCAATGAACTCCATTTCATATGTTTCTGTATCAAAGATATGAAATCCTCT